CCTTGCCATCCCGCCCCCGCTTGACCTTCAGCGTCCACGCCTTGCTGCCGTCGCCGGGCTTGGTCGCCGTCGTCGCCAGGCAGTGCCACTCGGACCCGGCCCACGTCACGCTGTCGCCGGGCTCGTACGTCCGGCCCTCGGCCCAGACCCCGCGATACAGGTCGACCGCGAACCGCGCTGTCCCGATCTCCTTCACGCGATCACCGTGGGCGGCTGTGATCGTGAACGAGCGGTCATCGCGTTGCGTGACGGCGAGGTCCTCGACGCCGAGCCCATCGATCCCGTCCCGCCCGGGGGGGCCAGGCGGACCCGGCACCGGCGCGCGGGCTTCGAGGGTCGCGACCCGCTCACGCAAGACGGGGGTCTCGTTCGCGGCCGCCCCCCACTGCGTCACCTGGAGGTCGAGCGCGATCTGCCGCTCGCGGATCTCGGTGGTCGCCCGGGTGATCGCCTCCCGGATGACCGGCGCGATCCCCTCGACAATCGCGGCGAGTTCGGCCGCGGTCATGCGGCCTCGAGCGCCTGGGCGAGGAGATGGCGCGCCGTCGCCGCCACCTGGTCGGGTGGGATCTGGTCGGCCGCGGGCGTGGCCATCGGCGCGGGCGTCGGTTTCGCGAAGGGGTCCTGCGCGTCGCGCTGCGCCAGCGCCTTGAGGCTGAACATCTGTTGCTGCATGTAGGGCGTGTCGCCGCCCTCGACGGGCCCGAGGCCGAAGTACCGCGCCCGGGCTTCATCCGGCGACATCGCGCCCGACCCGATCGCGTCGGCGGCCGCTTTGGTCTTCGTCACCGAGTCCAGCCAGATCAGGTCGTCGATGTCGAATTCGGTGCCGTACGCCGTGCCGTCGATGCCGAGGCCCTCATCCAGGCAATTTTCAAAACTCGTGATCAACGACTGCAAACACTGCGAGTAGTACATTTGCAGCACGGCTTCGAGTTGCACGCCCCGCGGGGGTTCGGCCACGCCGACCATGTAGGGCGGCACGTGGAAACAGCTGCAGATATTCTCGGCCGTCCACTTCAGCTGATCGACCAGCTGCGCGTCGCTCGCGTTCATGCTCAGGCTGGTGAATTTCACGTCGGCCGTGATGACCGCGATCTTGCCGGCATTGCTGGGCCCGTTGAACGCGGCCCAATCGGTCTTCGCCTGGTCGAGCTGCTCTTTCGTCATCCCGGCCGGCACCGTGAGCACCCCGCTCGGCCGGCTGCCATTGGTGAAGAACGCGGCAGAGCTGCTTTGGATCGCCAGCCCCTGCATCGCGGCCGACGCGCACGCATAGATCGGCGACATGCCCACGAGCGGATGAAACAAACAGATCATCCGGTCGTGAATGATCTCGCTGGCCGGGATGAAGAACTTGTCCGCGGGCTGATCGGCCAGGGCCAGGCTGCCGGAGAGGTTGTCGTGTTGCAGTTGGTAGTAGACGCCGCCGTCGGGCGCGATAAACGGCAGCGTCCGCAGCGGGTCGAGCACGTACAGGGCGGTCACGACGCCGCGCGCATCGCGCTCTTTCAGCACGTACGCGTTGCCCCACATCAGCTTGGACGTGATCCACTGCTCGACGAACTTCGTGGTGGTTTGGTAGCGGTTCGGTTTGCGGAGGACCGGCGAAAACGCGGGCGAGGTGGCCTCTTCCCACACGTCGTCGTCGTTCTGTTCGACCAGGCGCAGACAGAGCTTGCCGATGTCCGAGGCGATCAGCGTGACGCACGCGAACACCGGGAAGTACTGCAGGACCTGGTCGCGGCGGCCTTCGACGTTGACCTGCCACGCGCCAGCGTACGGCTCGCGGACGACGAGCGGATACCAGCCGCCGGTGCTCGCCGCGCCCGGGCTGTACGGCGCGGTCAAGGTCTTCGCGCTCAGCTCGAGGCCGCGCCCGAACAGCTGCAGCCGGACGGACGCCATTCAGCGCACCCGGCGGGCCGCGGTGAACGTGAACGAGAGCGCGTTACTGAGCGGGCCCGTCCCGTTCCGCACCGTGACCGGCACCGTGTCCGGCCCCAGCCAGACCGCCATGTCGATCCCGGTTGTCACCTCCGTCGGTGACACCCGCGTGGTCGGTTCGTCGTGGCCGGCAAACGTGATGACGGAGGCGTCGGTAAAGCCGGTGCCCTGGACATGCAGCGTCAGCGACGGCGATCCAATCGTGACGGTGGCGGGCACGAGGGCCGTCAGCACGGGCGGGAGCGTCCCGGGGCCGGCGTCCGTCCAGCCCGCGATCGACACAAACCCGTTCCCGCGCAGCGTCTCGGCGAGCGCGCGATCGGTGACGGCGTACGTCTCGCCTTCGAGATGCACGTTATCGTTTTCCGTGTGGTAGACCCGTCCGGTCACGTCCACCGAGTCGGCCGCCATGTTCGGATCCTTTCGGGCGCGGGACGGCAAAGCCGGCTTGTTCGAGTGTCGCGACGAGCGACGCCTCGACGTCGATGACCTCGCCGCAGACGTGCCAGGTGCCGTCGAAAAACCCATCGCGGATCACGGCCATCGTGACCCGCGGCAGGCAGGGTGCGTCGTCCATGTCAGCCGGTGTACGTCGCGACGGTGTACTGCACGCACCCGGCGCGCGCTTTCTTCCAGTTGATGAACCGTTCCGCCCGGAGGCCGACCAGGTTGTTCTGCCAGAGCGACGTCAGGACCGTCGTCGCCAGGGCCGGATTGTCGGGCGCCGAATCCATCTGCACGGAGGCTTCTTGCGAGACGTCGATCGTGACGCCGCCGTCATCCGCGTAGAGGATGGCATCCGGCTGCACGAGCGCGACCGTCGTGCCCATCGACTGGCTCGGGATGACCTGCAGCCCGCCCATGATGGTGCCGCCGTTGAGACTCAGCGACGGGAAGAGCGGTTGCCCGAGAGCGTTCAGCGCGTTCGAGAGCGCGAGCGCATTCGTCGTCGACATCAGCAGCACGGCGCCGCCGAGCGGCACGTTCGCCGCCGACATCGCGTTCGCCAGCGCCTGAATGTCCGTGCGCGCGTTGGCCGGCGTGGGGCCCGCCGTCGTGATGGGTGTGACGCCATTCGTCACCGATCCCGGCGAGACGCCGGCGACGGGGGCTTTCGACGGATCGGTGAATTCCACGTCGAGGAACGCGGCAATCCCGTTGATCATGTCCTGCCGAATGACCGACTCGGCCGACGGCGTCGACGTGCGGGCGAGCTCGAGCGTGATGATGATGATCCCGGCGCACTTCGTGATCGTCAGCGAGATCGATCCGAGCTGCAGCTTGCCCACCGGCTTCGGGGCGCCCTGGCCCACCCACTGATAGGTCCCCCCGCCCGTCTGCGACGCGATCGTCACGTTGAACGGGACGCGCCGGAACCCGGGCACTTTCCCCAGGATGGTCGCCGGCCGCAGGAGTTCGAGAAACTCGCTGGTCAGCGGCATCAGCGGCGCCAACGGCCCCGCCCACGTCGCATCCGTCGTGGTGCCCGCGGCAACGGCCGCCTTGAACACCAGGCCGACTTGGGGTGTCGAGTCCTCCCACTGTTTGGCGAACTGCTCGGCTTGCATCAAGTTGCCCTTGCAGGCCGCGAGCGCCTGGACAAAGCGGACAAAGCCGGTGCCCATCGGGAGCTGGGATCGGACTTGAATGATGGGGATCCCGCTACGTTGCTGGCTCGCTTGCTCGGGGCTGACGGCCGTGATCGGGATCGCCTTCGCGAGGGTCGTCGTCTCGAGCGCGCGCAGGCGCACCAGATGCGCGTCGATGGCCTTGACCTCCGCGGCGAGGCCGTCGTACTCGTCGGTCTGGGCCTGGTCGAGCGTCGCCCCGGCGGCCGCGGATGTGTCCATGATGCCGGTCATCCGGGCGTGCTTCGCGGCGCGCGTGGTGTCGAAACTGGCAATCTGTTCGTTGATGGTCTTGTGTTCCATGACAGGCGCGCCCTTTGTGGCGCGCACGATGGGGAGCGGGTCCCTGTCGCGGGACGGATGGAGGCCAGACGCGGCCAGGTCGAGCGATTTGATGGTGTGAATCGTGGCGCCCGCGTTCGCCGGCACCGTCACGAGCGAGAGCTCGAGGATCTCCGTGGTCGGAAACCGCAGCCCGGTCGCGGTCTTCGTGGCGGGCTTGAGCGGCCGAAACCCAATCGAAACGCCCGCGAGCAGCCCGGCCTTGATGCTTTGCCACGCCTCATCGATGCGATCCCGGAGCACGCCCGGCGCGTCGACCGCTGGCAGCGTCGCCTCGAAGGCGAGGCCCTCGGCCGTCGGCGTCGTGAACGTCACCGACCCGACCGGCTTATGCGTGTCGTGGTGCAGCAGCAGCGGCAGCGGATTTTTGAAACTGATCCCGAGGGGCTCGATCACGTCGCCCATGCGATCGGGCTCGGGGGTCGACGCGATCCCGGTGATCGTGCGCCGCTCGGCGTCCAGCGCCTTGACGGTGAGGAGGGCGTACGCACGGTCCAACATGTGGGGCGTGCGCCCGAGTGTGTGGTAGGTGTTAGGGTTTCTTACTACGGAAAACCTGCCGCTCCCGGTAATCGCTCACGAATTCGTTGACGGCCTCGCGAATAACGCCCGACATCCCGGTCCCGTTTTCGGTGGCGACGCGCTTCAATTCGAGGCGTTGCGCCGGCGTCATGGCGAGCGACACGCGGGCCGTCGCCGGCACGTCACTGAGCGGCGGCCGACCAGGCGGGCGCTTGGTCATGGCGCGTCGTCGTTTATCCGCGCGCGCGCGATCCGTTCTTCAGCAATGGCCGGATGCACACGCCTCTGATGCTCCTCCCACTGTTGACGGAAGAGTGCGATGAGCGCCAGATTCTCGACGAGATCGACGTCGGCATAGAACTGCCACGAGCACAGATCGCAGTGCACGCTCACAGGCATCTTCATATCGTCACCCCAACACCGCGAATTGATACGTCGGCGGCGCCGCGGCCGGGATCAGCATCGCCGAGAGCGCCTGCAGAATCGCGTCGATCCCGTCGATCTTGTTCGGCGACTCGGGCCCCTCCTTCTTCGGGAGGATGGAATCGTCGACGCCGCGGGTGACCACCGCATTGCTCGCCATCCACTTCAAACACGGGTTGCCGTCGTGCCGGAACCGCGCATGTTTCACCCGCGCCTCGAGCTCGCGCGCCGGCGGCGTGAACGTCTTGCGCGACTTGTCGAGGATCGCTGCCGGGAAGCCCGCGGCCGCCAGACTCGACACGATCCCGGCCGACCCGTACTGATCGAACCGCAACGCGACGACGTTGAACGTCCGGCACCACGCCAGAATGTCCGCCTCGATGCGCGCGTAGTCGATCATCGTGCCCTCGGTCATCTGGAGGATCCCGGCCTTGGCCCAGCTCGCATACGCGGGCACCGCGCGCGCCCGCTCCACGACGACGTCCCGCGGCAAGTAACACGTGACGAACGCCACGATGTCGGCGCCGTGTTC